CCATTCACCTTTACTATGATATTTTATAATTTTATTAACACCAGATTTACCAATAGCTTTTTCAAAATAAGGTTTAAATTGATACCTTTCATCAGTTCCTAGTAAAAATTTTTGTATTCTATCTGCAGCATTAACTTCTTTTGGAATATCTTCGTAACTTTTCATTTTTGAAAAATCAACTTGATCAGCTGGATTTACATTTTGTTCTACTTCTTTAGAAATAGATTGCCAATATTTTCTAATTTCATCTTTAGTATATTTAGTAGAACCAAATGTTTCATATATTGTTTCAGGAGGAATATCTGCTTGACGCATTTCAAGAATTTTTTCTTCTTTAAATTTATTAATTTGATCAACTGGAACACCTGCTTTGACCATATCATTTATTTGATCTACTATAACAGGCATTACTGTTCCTTTTTCTTTTGTAAATATTCTTGATACTCTTTAGAGTTTAACCAATCATCAACTGTTTCATATTTATTTGGATTCCAAGGCGGAGGTAAAATAACAGATTTTTCTGTAGCTTCAGAAGATTTTTCAGCAATAATTTTTGTTAAATAATCTTTATCAGGTTGAAAACTTTGCCAATTTTTACCAATAAATAATTTATTTTTTGGATTCAACATATCATCTACTGCATAACCTTTACGCAATCCTTGAGTAAAATTAAATATTGTTTGTGATTGAAAATTGTTTAATCTATTATCTAAAGTAGTATCTAAATATTTTAAAGAATTTGGTCCTTCAATAACAGGTTGTAGACTTTCTAATAAAGTATATAGTTTTTTATGGCTAGTAATAAAATCTGAATTGTTAGTGTTAGGTAAAAGATAGTTTAAATAAAATCCAAATTCTTTTTTAGAAATACCATCTCCTACTCTTTCAGTAATGCTTTTTGCTGTTGTTTCTCCTTCTAATGTAAAAGGTGTAACATGATCTTTTACCTGTCCAGTTAATATTGCTTTTTGAATATTAAAATTTTTATAATAATCATTAACATTTGAAAATTCTTTTTGTCCAATTTTTGTACTTAATTCTACTATTTGTGATTTAGCTGTTGCTTCATAATTATTTTTAGGTTCACCAAATATTTTATTTAACTTTAATAAATCTATGGTAGCTAACGTATCTGTATCTTGATATAATTTTCTAAAATTATTTATACTTTCATCTTTCTGTTGATTAAGTATAGCATTATTTCTATTATTAATTTCAGCTGTATTTTGCCTTCTTACTTGTTTAGCATAATCAAGTATTTTAGTTTTATCACTACCAGGTAATGATTGCCATAATTTTATTTTTTCAATATTACCATTAAAAGTTTGATTAATAATTTCTTCATAATTTTCTACCACTTCTTGTGCAGTTGTATCTTCTGAAATACTTAAACCATCTGTAAAATATAATTTATTATTATTTAAAATAGTTTCATTAGCTTTAGTTAATAAAGCAGATTTTTGTTTAATATCTAAACTTGTAAATTTATCAATACTATTTTTTAATTCATAAGGATTTTCAGCAGCTAAATTTTCTCCTAATTTTAATTCACCAAAAACAAAAGCTGTATTTTTTTCTTGTTGTAAAATTCCTTTTTCTTCTATACCTTCTGTTTGAATTAATCTTGTAGATACATTATTTTTATAAGTGTCTAAATATTTTATTCCATTTAAAACTAAAGAAGTAGTTTCTTTTAAAACTAAATCATCAGTTATTTTTTTAGTATCTGATATTTGTTGATTTCTTGAACCTGCTAATCCTTTTGCTTTAAACAATCCTGCAGAAGCATAAAATTTTTTTTCTAATGCTTTTTTAGTAAAGTTATCAAATTTTTGTAATTTATTATTTTGAGCATATTGCCAAAGTTTATTCACATCATTATCAAATATTTGAGCAGCTTCATTAGGATTCCCATTAGTTTTAGTTTCAGCTTGAATACTATATAAACCTTTTGTTCCATCTTCTTGATTAATAAATAATTCGTTTAAAGCTAAAGTAGCTTTATTATCAGCTTCTAATTTAGCTTGTTTAATATATTCAGTATTTAAAAAATTAGTTACAGATTTAGTTGCTCTATAAATATTTTGAGTAGGATCTAATTGAATATTACTTTCAACATTAGGACTAGCAGAAGTCATAGTTCCTTGAGATTTATATGTAGGTATCTTTGGCATAATTATCCTTGCATTGTTAATAACGATGTTCCAACGTCACTAACTATTTTAATTTGTTCCATTCTAGCTCTTTGTTTTGCTACTTGACCTTGAATACGAGAAAGATTAGCTTCTTCTATATTTCTAGCTTTTGCAATTTCATTATTGTAATTAGCAATATCCTTATCTACTTCCGCATTATATAAAGTTGAAATTCTAATATTTTGTGCAGTACCACTTCCAATAACAGCTCCTGAACTTGCTGTAGCAACTTTTTGAGATGATAATAATAATTTTAATTCTTTTTCAAATCTTGATAATTCTAAATCTAATTTAGAATCTAGGATTTCGTTTTGTTGTTCTTTGATAACAGCATTACGATTAGCAACTGATTGATTAAATTTTCCTATTTGTCCTGCTTGTTGAACACCCATAATAGCACTTCCTGCTGCTATATATGGTGCTGCTGGTGCTAAAAAACTCATT